TGAACAGGGCCGTACCGTTAGCGCCCGACGCATCCGAGATATCAATACCACCACCCGTGCCACTGGCGGCTACCGTTAGACCAAGAAGTGTACAGGCCCCTACGTGTGCGTCACCGTCGGCCGTAAGTCGTCCACCACTCCCAACCGCAGATTTGGGCTGGGTTCGGAGTAAGTTGTTTGTGGCATCGGACCCGGGCAGGGACACATTTTGTGCGCCCTGTGCCGTGCTCTGGTTGGCGGTAAACACACCGCCCGTAACGTACCCGAGTACCGTCTGTATAACTTGTGGGCCGTAAAAGCCTGGTGCTGTGTAGGGAGAATATGACATAATGTTTAATCCTGTATCCGGTCAGGGCCGTTGTGCGTAAATAGAAGGCCCCGGAAGTTAACCACAACCCATAGAACACAACATGCTGGGCAAGGTCGTGGAGGGCAGTGAGTAATCTACTTGGATGAAAATCTGGTCCACAAACGGATTTGAGGTAGTGGGGGTCTCACCACCTATGCCGTTGGCGGTGACGGCCGTCAGTGAGCCACTGGCTGAAAGTAAGTTCTTGGGGCCGAGGGCGGAAATGGGGGTGTAAGGACTGTATGACATGGTCAATTAAATAGTGGACTACTATCCACCAAGAGGAGTGTGAGTAGCACCCGCATCATCGTAACCCGCAACAAAAAAGAACTGGCCGTAGGTGGGGGACCCAATTTCCCAGTCCTGTACTGGATCAATCTGAGTATGGGCTGGGAGCTGCGCAACGGTGTTGGTGAACAGGTCACTGACACGATTTCCGGATTTGAATCGTTCCTGGCTTCGTATAGCACCCAGCGACCTGAGCGTCAGGTTCTGGATGGTGTGGCGGAGTATGTCTATATTGTGCATGATGTTACCCTAGAAGGGCACTATGAGTTTATCCCACAGTTGCGTATTGAGGTGGTAGCGATTGTAGCTCGTAATGGGCCAGCTGTACCGAGTCGCGGTTGTAAAATGGATTACAGTTTCGTACCAGATAAAGCTGTCCATCAACGTACACTGCGTCGTATAACTTTAGAGGTCTGGGTCGCTTCTGTGCACTGTCCGTTACGTCCTGGACCAAGACCAGGGGCGCAGTGAACGTCACGAACTTGATGGCGTGAGCTGTGAGGTCATAGAATCGGCGACAGACCCAGCGGGCGGCTTCTGGGGTGGTTATGCCTGAGGTATCAACCTTATACCCATCCCGTTCGCGGCCCAAGAAGTCTGGGTGATTGGGATTAGCAGTGCTCTGGCCCAGGAAGTTGAAACTGGTAACGTTGACGGCGAACACCGTAAGTTGGTCACCCACCAGCGCTCTGCTCGTGTTGAGCTCACCGCTGCCCGTAACAATCACCTTATTGACTTCTGGGGGTGAAACATAAGTACTGAGGCTTTCCCGGTAGATTGGGGCATTGACAATAGTCTGTCCACTGTAATCTCCAGTCCCGGTCGTATTTGGGTACGCTCCAAGCATATGGGCTAGATGTCCACCACCAGCTACTGGGTGTGTGTGGAATGATGCAAGCACATTGTATGGCGGGATACGGGGTGTTATCAGTCGCCAACAGCCGAGCACTGCGCTGTAATCGCTGGCCCAGGCCGGGTCTGCAGTGCTGTTGGCGTCCCACCAGAGTGTAGCCCCCAGATAATCTCTGGCGATTCCCTGAATGAAATCCGCGATATTGGCTCCGGCCGTGAGCACAATACCTTCATCATGGCTTCCTCGATTCAATCGTATTGGTAATACCGTGCTGTTGAAGGTCTTACCAGGCCCAATATCAATCATGGTGTCGTCCACACCGCTCCATGCTAGGAGTCCACCAATGACATCCACGGCGAAAGGTGGTGTGTCTAGGATTGAGGCGTTTGGGTCGATGTTAAAGTCCCAGTTAAAAGTACTTACTACTTCGTGGATTCTCTTCCATTTACCTAACAGTGTTCCCTGATATTGTCTCCAGTCTGGTGCTGGAAATGCACTTAGCCCACTGGCTGCGGGCGTGACCGCCATATCCGCCCCCATGCGCTGCGCAGGGCTCTGAACCGCGTATCCATCAAATAACACACTCTCACGACCTGCGTTGGCCGAATCCGTCCAGTCCACACCCGCATACTCGGTAGTCACACGACATACAAACTCACCCCTGGTGTTGAGCAGTGAATATTGGCTTCCCAGGTCATTGATGGTAACCTTGCCCGTCTCATGGCTTGGGTCAGCATCTGGGCCCGATATATTAACCTCGCTGACCGTTGCCGGATACTCAATCTCGAACTCGCCGGTGCCGGGCGAACCACCAGCCGCGTTTACCAGTACTCTGAACTGGGTGAGTGTTGGGGTTGTGGCCGATACGCCTTGGAGGGTAATGCGCACTATGTAGGCATTGGATACTCGGTTGGTTGTGGGGTTCTTCCAGGGATTGAACGAAGCCCAACCACCACCACCGTTAGCAAAGCTCCCACCACCCACAGCCGTAAGCCCTGGATTAGTTGTGCGCCCTGGGTCGCCCTGGCCCAAGACCTGCGCGTCAAACAGTTGAGCACTGAGTGTACAACATGCTGGCAGTTGGCCTAAGTACTCAACGTAAATGGTGTCTGTTTCCTTGAATACGCTGGGGTAGATGAACGGGCTGCTGAGCACAAAACCAGTCTCAGTGTACGTGATGTATGAAATCTGGAACTCAGCTCGCAGGTCAATCCGCATATCAAGGCGCATGGGTGTGGGCTGGGTGGGAGGAACTGTTTTGGTTGTAGCGAATGCCGAGATAGGCTCATACCGTACATCATACGATATGTACTGGGCATCAACTGAGCCCTTATACAGTTCCAACACCGACCGGGTATTGTTGTTTGCCTGGTCACCGGCTGTGACCGCGAACGTTATTCCCCCGCCCCGCCCAGCCTTAGGGCTATGGGCATTGTACGGGAAAATCATTACCCGGTGATGTGTGTTAGCAACCTGACCCTTGTTCGCATACCGATGGTCTTTCATCATCAGCCGCCACTCGTACTTGTCCACGGCCGAGGTCACAAAGCTATAACAACGCTCCCAAAGGTCAAACTGACCATCTCCCTTGAAGACCATGGCATACTGGCCCTGGCCCTGCCAACCACCAATGAATGATGCTGGGCCCGAGAAGTAGAACGTACAGATGATGTCCGGATTGTCGCGCTTGGCACCACTGGTCACGAACCGGAACATAATGGGCCGTGTGCCGTCCTCGGGAGTGTTGGTCATCACCAACCGAGCCTGGGGAATAACACTTGGCTGGAAGTCCGGTGCCGTAGTGCGAGTGAGTCCGGGGAATGCTGCCTGGTCTGCGGACAAGGTCAAACTTGACCAATCGGTGCCAGCCGGTACTTTCTTGTACAGGAAGTAGTCTCCCTGTGTGGCCATGCCCGTGACCGTGCCAGTCATGACGCCAGTCAGCTCATCCGGTGTCCGGAATGCGTACTTGGAATCTATGCCCACTGCGCTCAGCAGTGTTCCACCATCCGCCACCAGCTTCAAGATATCGGCCTGTGACGTGCTGAGTTCGTGTTGCCAGCTCAGGTCCTGTTGTTTGGGTTTGAGTCTGTATCCAACCTTGGGGATTTCCACAACCCCCACAGCACGTGCCGTACTACTCTGATTTATGCGGTCAAATGTTTTGATATCGCCCCAGGCAGTGCCCAACATACCCTGATCTTGCCCGTCAAACTTGACACGGGTTCTCCGACCTCCGGTTACGGGAGCAGGATTTTGGTTATTAGACATTCTCACACCAATCTGCGGCCTTTCTCAGCAGCGCTGGGTCTTCATTGAACTTTCCAAGGGATGTATTGCAGGAATGGCAGAGCAAACCTCGCACCTTACCTGTTTTGTGGCAGTGGTCTACATGGAGTACTTTGTCCGCTGCTTTACCGCAAAGACCACAACAAAATCCCTGTGATTCTAGGATTTTGTTGTATTCCTCCAGCGTAATACCATAGTTCTGTTTTAGGTGCATATTTCGAACCTTGTCAGGATTATTCTTTCTCCAGTTTCGGCCCAACTCATTGTGCCTTTCCCGGTTCTTCTCAACCCAGGACTTGTTGTTTTCTTTCTCTTGCTCTGGATTCTCTTCTCGCCATTTCTTGGCCTTTTCCTTCAGTCGGTCTTTGTTGGCTTGATACCACTGGGCCTTGTACTCTTTACGATCAAACTTTACACTCATAATACTCTTAGAGGAAATATACAAGTTAATTTGATGTATTGGAATACAATTCATAACGCGATGGCACCAAGCGCAATTCCTAGGCCCTGGGCTTGGTAGTTAATCTGCATCATACCCCAGGCTCTTGGTACAGCATTGTTGCCCCTGTCCCCGAAGTTATAAGTACCGTCCTGCATCATAGTATTTCGTTCCATGGCGTCAGTAAGCCGTCGGGTAGCATCAAGCTGCTGTTTATTCACGATCAACCCCTCATCCTGATTTTGGCCTAGCACGTGTTGGCCTACAGCGCCCGCCGCACCACCAAGCATTCCACCCACCGCTCCACCAATCAAGGTTCCAACACCGGGGATTAAACTACCAATCAACGCGCCTGTCAGTGTGCCAATCAACGCACCAAGAGCTACAGTCAAGTTATTGATGAAGAACAGGAAGGTAGCAGTCAACCACCTGAGCCCAGTTATAACCACGGGCAGAGCTATGCGACCAAACTCGTTCCACGCATCATTCAACTGCTTCTGCATGCTGTACATTTCGGCCTGTGCGTTGGCCGCTGCCCTTCGGTCAGAATCTGACATCCCTACACCCTGGGCGTTAAACACCATATCCTTGTGCTGTTGGTCAGCATCTCGCAACCACATGAAGTCTTCAAGACCCAAATAACGTGCTTTTGTGCTTGCGCGCTTGAAGTTCGGGTCATTCACCACGTCCTTGATGGCGGTCACAAACTTATCCAGGTAGTTTTGGTCTCCACCCAGGCCACCGTAGGGCTTAATACCCATTTGCGCTGCTATACCAGCCGGTATTCCGCCCCCAGTAAGAAGATCTCCAAACTGGCGAGCACGAGCCCCAAACTGACCGCTGCTCATACCCAGCATAGCACTCATATTCTTGAGCTGCCCCATCTGGTCTAGTCGGCCACCACTGGTAGCCAACCCCGTAATCGTATCCTTCATCATCGCCACCCAGGAGTGGGCAGCGGCCGACATGAGCTTGAAGCTGATTATGACCGCCGCGATGGTAGCTGTCAGCAACATTACCGGGACTTTGAGCATGGACATTATATCAAGCTTGAATACCTTATCAAAGTATTGACCTCCCTGAGATCCAAACGGCACCTTTCTAAACCCGGCCTTTACCCAGTCGTTAAATGCTTTGGGATCAAATGTGGTGTTACCCCTAAATCTTTGCTGGGTTATGTACGAGGAACGCAACATATCAATATCTTGTACTACCGGATTAACAGTACCCTTCCACTTCGGGCCCAGACCAAGGGCTGTCTTAACCTGAGCGGCATTGAATGTCGCTGGTACCTTGAGTTTATTTAGGAATGTGAAAACTGTGGCCGCTGCTAAATCCCCCTTGAATGCGGCGTTGGCCAGATTTCCTCCGCCACCCAGCCCAAGATTCAATAATCTATTCAGATTACGCCCAACCCCCTGGAGATCACGAGCCACGCTTTTGAATGAATCCCCCATATCCTTCATGTGCTTCTGGGTATCGGACAACACTGAGTTCAGACCATGGAAGGTCTTTACAATATCATCCAGAAATGGGAGTCCATCTGTTCCGTTCATGGTCGTTAAATAGAAGGGTTAAAGGCTTCTGAACCCAGGGTCTGCTGGTTGGTGCTGGTCTCGGGATTGGACTGGGGGCTCAAGTTGTTCCCTTCTACGCTGATTCTGCTCCTCTTCAGCTTCTTCCTGTTGGTCTCGGATATATCGCTGCTCCTGTATTTTTGAATCTAGCACATCAAGCAGCCAACAATCGTCCAGGGGTATAAAATCCTCACCTGGGTACTGGAGGGGGCTTAATACGGCACACAGATGGCCTAAACGCTCATTTATGGAACACATGAGTGCGTCATGTCTCCAAACAAGCTGGGGGTGATTTCCCAGCTTGTTTATGCAGGCACCTACCAGGCTTCCGTATCCGCCATCAACGAGTCGTTTTTTGGGCCATCATCCTTACGCATGAGTTTAGCCATTTCCGTGCCCAACTTCTGGTATAGGTTGGGGGCAGTCACTGACAGGGCGATGAAATCCTCAACTGTATACAGCAAATCTGGGTTGGAGCTTACTTGCATTTTACTCAGCACAACACCAGTTTGAATCAGCAATCTACTGAGTTGTACTCTCTGGCCACCCACCAAGGGGAACGTCATTTGAGGGCGGGTATGCTCATCACCCAAATACTTTTGGATAAATAGTTCACCTATCTCTGCACAACGAATTGCCTCGGCCTGGTCCAGAGAACGAAGTGTGATGTCCATGACCAAGTTATTGTCATCATCGTCCACCAACTGCAGTGTCACAGTGCGCGGCTTAGGTCGGGCAAGACTGAAAGGATTCAGCTTGGGTCTGGGTGTGGGATTGGGGGAATCAACCAAATCCTGATCCAGAATCTTCTCATTTCCCAGATAGCTGGCTGCTGCCGCTTCTACTGGGTCCAATGCTTTACGTGTGTTACTCATTTGTTGCTCCTAGGGCTTGTGGGCCCAAACCTATTAACTGAGGGCTGGATTTTGAGCCCAGCCGCCTAGACCATCACTAACTGCACACAGTTTGAAGGTCCCTGTCATCGTATTCTTGCCCTTCGGGCTAGTTCTGCGCAAGCCTGTCATGAGCGCGTAGAATGTGTATGTGAAAATTGGGGTTGGGGTGTATGGTGCCGCCAACTGGTTTACTACCGGATAATAATCGTCAGCCACCACCACAATCTTGTGATACCAACTCTGGCGCAATGCGCTTTCCAAGATATTAGCTCGGCAAACAATCCCCTGACCACTGGCAGTTATCAGGTCTCCTACACCCATGATTTCAGTGATAGTATACTGAGCATCATATGACATGGGTACGGGATTTGAGTGAAAGGATTGTACTGAGGCAAAGTCTTGGGTATTAAGGCTGTGCTCAAACTGATCGTCGTCAATCCGCCCATAAAAGTTCATGGACCCCACAGAAAGGTCCGAGAACACACCACCGGCCGAGACCGATTGTGGGGTAATAGTAACTGTATAAGCCGAGCCTAACAGATAACGAGGAATATATTTATTTACTGCACTCATTTCTGTGCTCCTTTAAGTATTTTTCTGCCTGATTAAGGAGGTCTTCACTGTCTCTAAACATTCCTAGGCCCCGATTACAAGCACTACAGAGCAATCCTCGAACTTCTCCAGTATCATGGTCGTGGTCCACACACAGTTTCTTCTCCAGAACAGCCTGATGTAGCCCGCAGATAGCACAGCACCCCGCTTGATCCACAAACAACTCGTTGTATTGCTCTGGGGAGACCCCATAGGCCCTCTTCAACCAGCTCTTGCGCTGAATCTGAAGGGCAGCATCTCTGTTGGAGGTCCTGAACTTCTTGCTCTTGACCTGATTGTATGTATTTCGGCACTCGAAGCACATTCTAGGGTGCTTTCGTTTACCCGTACCCCGGGTAGAAGGAAACTCTGATAGCTCCTTCTCCCGGGCACATACTTTACACCGCTCAAGCTGCTCCATACGCAAAAGTCTCTACAATTCATCCGACACTAGGGTTGCTTACGAACGAGCCGGTATCGGTGTTCGCAACCATGATCGTCTGGAATGTAGCAGTGAACGTGTTCTTACCCTTGGGGCTGGAGCGGCGATGACTTACAAGCAGGCAAATACCAGACCAACTGGCAAAAGCCGTTCCATCAATCTCCGAAGCCGCAATATCAATCGAGTGATACATACTGAGGCGAGCTGCCTTTTCCAGAGTATTTCCCTGACACCATACAGCTGTATGGTCTGTCCACAACGGCCACGCCTGTGCGATTTCCGTGATGGTGAAGGTTGAGCCCACTTCGTAGGGTACAGGGTTTGAATTGAAACTGTCTCGGGGACTGATATTCTCAGTCACGTACGCCAGTTCTTGGTCGTCTTGATCCAAGCGACCGTTACACGTCAGTGTGCCAATCGCATTGTTAGTCAGCCCACCACACACACTCATATCAAGGGGAGTGATGGAGACTGTAACGTTCCGGCCCAGAAGCCAGGTTGGTGTCCCGTAATTTGCCATAATTCTTGTTAATCCTTGTTCGACAGTCTGTTATCAGTGGTCTACAGCTAATAGAAGGCCTACGTATATCGCCTATTAGCCCCGTAGCCCGAGCCAGTAGTCGCATAAAACGAACTGGCCATGGGGGCAAAAGTTGGGAAATACTTCCCGGATACTACTCCGAGTGCCGCTAGGTGCGAACCACCAACCAAGGCTCCAAAACTTTGGATAGCACTGGCGGATGTGGCGCTGTGCACTAGCTGCTGTCCACTGGTGGGAAAGGAGCCAATAGAAATATGGCCACTACCACCCAGGGTGGGCAGGGCTGTAGCTACTGAGACACCGAATCTCAGAAAGCCTCCGGATGAAATGACTGTTGCTGTAGTGGACATTGTTCTTTCCTACGTTAATAGTGGTCTATACGGCTATAGCGCCGTCTACGTTACTCTCCCCAAACATCAACATGAGTTGAATGCTGGCTGTATAGAATGGCGCTTGGAGCTGATAGAACACCTGATTGGCCAGGGAATTGTCCTGGGCCTGGAGAGTTGGGTACTCTGCTCCCAACTGGAAGCCGGTGAGTGTCGTGGTCATGAATGCTAATCTCAGCGTATGTGCCTTTTCCAGTGTGTATTGCTGAATATCAAACTGGCCGCTGGTGGCTGCACCCGATGTGTGGGTGGACGCCACGTAATAAATGGTCAGCATCTGGCGGAATACGAAGTTATCTCTACCCCAATCGTCTGGATATTGGCTGCCCAACTCAATAACTGCCCATGGACTGGTGAGAGAAGCACCATTAACCAGGTTTTCCCAGTTCTGCCTGTTCATGGAACTTCTGCGATGAATGGCACTCAACTCAGGCCAAGCACCTTGGATGGTGCTCAACACATCAGTCATCCATTTTCGTTCAACGTTTATAGCCATACACTAAAGTCCTATCTGTGGGAAGGCCGCTCTGACACTTTCTGGGCATGAAATGAGCTTAGCATACACCATCTGAGTGTTGGACACGCTGAGGGTAGCATGGTTTTGGGTATTTCCCTGTACAGCCCAAACTCTACCAGTCTGGTCAAAGCCGTTTGGACCTGCGATACAGACCAATAAATCAGCGTCCTGTACATCGGTTGAGGCCGGAAACTTCCACCTGTCCATGGTGAAGATGTTGACGGCCTTGGTTCGTCCCATAGGTGTTGGGACATCATTTTCTGGAGTACTCCAAAACATACAGTACTCGGAAGCTGAGTTCAGGATGTAGATAGCGCCCAAATCAGCTTGTAGTTGAGGGGAGCCGGAAAATAAAGTCGAGGCCTGTGGTGACTGGGGGCGAAAAATCGCCACCCGGTACTTATAAAACAGCTGTTGTCTGGAGTTTAGCATGGCCTATACAATAGAAGGGCCCCCCGAAGGAGGCCCCCAACTGGACCAGGAGCAGGTCCAAGACGTTAATTTGCTCTCGCACCCCGGGTATTACCCATCATGCTGGCACGGAGCTTGGCTCTGGACTCTTCTGTCCATGGCCGTGGTGGTCGTGCTTTAGCGGCCTCACTGAGTTTAGCTCGCTGTTCTTCGCTCATTGTCTGGCCCTTATTGGGAGGTTCTTTGCCCAAATGAGCCTGTCGGTTAGCTTCCAGGGCCTCAGGTGTGTGTTTCTTGCCCTTCATGGGGCTTACACGTCCTTTTCCCTTACTCAAACCGCTTAGACTGGCACTCATCTTGGCCCGGGTCTCATCAGAGGCCTTAGAACCGAGACGATTCCCCGCTACTGGGCAGATGTTGTAGTACGGCTGGAGTGTATCCAGCCAATACTGTTCACGTTCTAGCACCATATTTGGGTCCGAGACCGCTTCCAGCACCAGGAACTCGAAGTTCTCAGCACCGTATTTATCCCAAGCATTCTGTAGTTTTGGGGTATTGGTGCCCTTCGCTAGTTGATACCGGTGCTGGTACCACCGCTTGGAGAAGTTCTTGGCCGTAGAGCCCACGTAGCATTTGGAATCTACCAAGTTCTTAATCTGGTAGATTCCAAAAGTTTTTGAAATGTTTTCTTTCATACTAGATTAGACGTCTAAGTAGTCAGAAAAGTTCCAAAATTAAAGGTACACAGTTCCATTGGTCTGAACGACCGGGAACTGTACGGGGTTCGTCAAGTTCACAACAGCGTTCACACCCGCAGTCACAGAACCAGTGATGGTGTAAGTAACACGCAGATAATGCAAGGTCTTCTTCAGGTTGACGCTGGCAGTCAACACGTACTTGGTGCTGGACGCCGGAATGGTACCAATAGTACCAACGTTAGCCCAACCCGTGGAGCCATCAGCAGACTGCTCAACAACGGCGAGTACAGTGCATCCACCAGACGTGCTGGCAGTGACCGTCACCATAGCCTGGCTGTAACCAGCGCAGTTGACAGCAGTTCCCGAACCCGTGGTCGTGATCGCCATGTCCGGAGCCGTGCAGAAAACGATATCAGAAAGCGTGTGAATTCTAGGAATTGTTATTCATCCTCTTCCTCCAAGAAGTTCCTCTGGTAGATTGTGTGGCAGTATGGAGGTCCCCCCACAATCAGCTTCATCCAGTGGCTTATTGACGATTGTTGGCAGCCAATCGGCTACTAACGAGTCATTCTTGCTAAAGTTACACGCCCGGCAGGCCATTACCAGATTGGAGATATCATGCAGCCCACCCTTGGCGAGTGGCACGATATGGTCCATGGTTCTGAGCTCAGGCTCTGTGTAACTTTTACACCAATGACAAACTGTAGTCTCGTACAAGTTGGTCACAAACTCTTTAGTGACGGTTCCTGTACTGGCCTGGAGTTTACGTGCTCTGCGCAGTTGATGGTGGTGGTTTGCTAATGGCCTATTTTCTTGCCAATACACCTTATTGTACTCAACTGCTCGTGCTTTGTACTTCTCCAAGTGTTCCAAACGATACTGTTTGGTTCGCTGTTTCTCTTCCTCTGGGCTGATTTTGTACTTTTCTCTGGCCTTCTGTGTACAACACTCTGCACACTGCGACCTATGCCCGTCCTTGTAGGAACTATGTTTGTGGAAGTCCGTGATGGGCTTCTCAAGTTTACAGTTCCTACAAGTTTTGAGCATGTCAGTTCTTAGGCTGCGACCTTCAAGACCTTGATCTTGTAGTCTTCCACCGTCGCACCACCGAAGCGGTATCGACCAACCATTTCAACCTGGTTGAGAGTAGCCTTGGTCTGGTCCAGCACCTGGATGCTGAGAGCAGATCGTGTAACCATCCAGTAACCGCGAAGGTCACCGAAGATGATCGGGTAGCTGTTCAACGAACCGCTAGCGCCGTTCGTGGTGTAGCCGTTGGGCATCTGGCTGGAGTAGATATACTCGTAACCAAGAAGCTCCTTGGGCTTGGCACCAGCCAGACCGCTGTCACCGTAGCCGTAACCGAACAGGTAGCGACCATTGGTATCCTTCATCGAGAACAGGCTGCGAGCAGTGTTCACCTTGTTCATAACAAAGCAAGCACCTTCGTTGTCATACTGCTCAGGGAGCGAGTAGGCCAAAGTCACAAGACCGTCAGGCAGAAGGCGGTTGCTGCTGTCAATACCCGAGTTGATGACTGCGGGCTGTGCTTTACCAGCCAGAGTCGTCCCCGGAGCCGCGAGCAAACCAACAGGCTGTCCAACACCAGTACCGTTGATGATGTAGTTCTCAGTCTGAAGTCGAACGCTTCGGCGGAACTCATCAGCAAGGTAGCTGGTCATGTCAAACAAGCTGTCCTCAATCATGTCCTTGGACACAGTAGCATTCGCCATGAACGTGTGAACGTCAATGCGAACCATTGCGAACGTCGGATCAGTGATGTTGGCAGTCGTGGCACTTGCCGGGATTTCTCCAGTCTTCGTCAGACGAACACCCGAGGTGTACTGGTCGTCAGTGCTGTAGCTCACGAACGGGGCGTTGAGGTTATCTCGGCTGGTCTGGACCTGGCGAACCTTGTCCTGAACACCGGCCGAACCCGGCTTCTTGTGCGTGAGTTCCAACTGGATCTGCTCAGGGACAAGGAATCCACCGCTACCGTCAGCACCCTCCTGCAGAGTCTTGAAATCGCTTACGCCGTCCCGGCCCTTTCGCGTGTATTCCATGAACACATCAGCGTAGTGCTTGGAGCAGATAAGGTTCAACTGGTCATCGGTCAAGCCCTTGACGCCGGACACAACTCGTCCGTTGGCATCAACTTCTGCCGTACCAGCATTCTTCGGGCTCAGATTGAAGGGGTTGTCGCCACTCAGCCAACTCTTGACCTCTTCACTGTCCCGATAAACATCAACCTTGGCCTTGATCTCTTTGAGCTCAGCAGCCAAATCCCCAGCTTCCTTCAACTCGTTGGAGGTCAGCTCATTACCCTGGGCCAAAAGTGCCTGGTATCTAGCACCCTTAGTGATTGCGGACTTCTTAAGTCCTGATAGAATTTCATTCATTGTTTTACTGTTTCCTGTGCTCGGTTTAGAGCGAATCTAAGAAGTCCATTACTTCACTTGCCTGGTCGAAGACCTGCTGGATGGTATTAACCTTTTCCAACTGCTTCGCTCGGTTCTCATTCTGCAAGGACATCGCGTATTCAGTTTGTTCTGCGAGTGATTTGAGTTCTCCCTCAAGTTCTCTGCACAGAGCTAGATTCTCGGCACTCAACGGACTCTTCCGTCCCTGAGCCATGCGAATCTCTTTCAGGCTATTCAGCCTGTTTTTCAGTACTCGGATATTCAGTAAGCAAACGTCCCAGTGGTCTTTGAGCGAGCTAGTAGGCAGCTGTACTCTTAAATCTTCAACAGGAAGATTTTCCTGCTCAATACTTATAGTAGGGGTGGTTACGGCCTTCTCAGCCTTCGGCTGGTTGAGCGCTGTATACTGTGTGGATTGGCGGACTTCGTACTCTTCATCCAGTACTGGATACTTTACCCCGTCCTTTGTCTTCCACTTATACGAACATCCGTAGGTCTTCCCATCCTCCCAGTTCTGGTAGTACAGGGTTTGGGCATCCTCATCCACATCCATGAGTTCGGTACTTTCCTCTGCCTCACGAAGAGCCTGGCGCAGTACCTCACGAACTTCCGACTGCATCATTTTCATGCTATCTTCCAAAGCCTCAAAGGTCAGCGTCTTCACAGCGCAAGCCGCAGTACGGGGCTCACAGGGCGTAGGAGTCAAACTCGCGTCCAAACCCAAAGGCCAACGAATGATTTCCTGGGCTCCCTTTACCGCCTTGCGCTCAACGAGATGAGGGGCAGTTCCAGAACTCCACCCGAGCTTACCGGCCTTGGCCATAGCATACAAACCAGCCTGGTAAGCGTCACGCAAATCGAGTTGGGTATCAATCCACACCCCTACCTCATCTGCCTTCAACTCACCTTCGGCCAGCTTGGTCTTTCCCAGCCTCTTATCCAGTCCATGTGCGTAATACACACTGGACTTGGCAGACCGCGCCAAATCAAAATCTGTATTGGGGGTAAAATAGTCGTTGGCTAGGTCCGGGTCCTTGGCAGTGGAGAACAAGACCAGGTAACCCCCAATCTTGCCATTGCCCAAGGCCTTTACCGCAGAACCCTGTACTGCCAAGGTATCTTCCGTAAGAGTGTCCATCTGTGTATCTTCGTTCGTGTTCATCAGGTTGTAAGCACCTTTTTTAATCCTTATGTAGCCTTGATTCCCGGGCTTTGGCCATTCCTGACCTGATTGCCGCCTTGTGTTCCGGAGATTTGGGCCCCCGGTGTTTGGCCTTTGTCTCTTCAGATCTAACTATTCCAGTCAGAGCAATACTAATCTTTTTCTTCTGTTCTGGGGTGTTGGGTATTCCCTTATTCCAGCTAGGCGGCTGGTTTGCTTGGGTGCAAACATTCATACAATTGGGATCCCCACAATACTCATCAAGCAAGTATTGTTCCAACATAACGAGCAGCCTTTTAGGGCAGGTGAAGACAGTCTCAAATGTAAGAGAACTTGCTCCGTACTTGTTATAGACATTTTGTAGGTGTGCATTACGATGCTTACCTTTTTTCAGTTCCCGTAAATGTTCACATTCCCGGCGGGCAATGTCAGTTGAGCTACCAATGTAGAACTTCCCATTGGCGGTACACTTGATCTTGTAGACTCCAGTTATCATAACTTTTTACCGGCACTAGCTAATAGAAGGAGACTCTGTTTGTACCGCTGAGGGTTGCTGATAGAACTGGCCCTTGCCCAGATTCTCATTACGCTTCTGGTAGTGAAGAATCTCACGAGCTTCTTCCAGTGTGATGATGCCCGCCTTGTAGTCCTCACGAACTCGGCCATGGATGTCATCAGTGTTTTCCGCCAAGGCCTTAACGTTCTTTGTATCAAAATGGAATCGCGTTGTGTTCGGGTCTTCACCAAATGCCGTCAGCAGCTGGTTAGTAAGCTGTTCGGCCACGGAAGTCCACAACGGACTCATAAAGCTCTCGTAAGCGGCTTCGCGCGCCTCTTTGAAGTTGGCGAATGTGCTTCGTTCTAGACCAGCACCCAGTCCCACGACCACGGCTGGAATGCCATAGCATGCAGTAATCCGCTCCTCTGGCAGTCGTCTGATCTTATCAAACACCAGTTGTTCGGGGCTGAAGCCAAATGATTCAAGCTTTCCGGGTACGGGCGCAATGAAGAACTCACCACGTCTGTCACCCGTGAACTTCTCACGGGCCATATCCCGCAGCTTTGTCTTCTGGTCCGGAGTTAGATCCGAGCCATCGGCCAGGGGTTCTGGCACAAAGGACAGTCCGGGCATACCCAGATTACGCATAACAGCGCAAGCAGCTGTGCTCGCCTCATTATCCGTACATACTTCGCGCAGAACTGGTTGGAGTGGACTAGCACCCTTCCTGTAGTTTACCATATCCAATCCCTGGCGTACGTGGAGTACATTTCGGGGTTTGAAACTGTAAACCTGGCTATTGGCGCGGAACGCATAGTCAGTAATATAGTCTTGGCCCCGGTCATCCCATCGCGGATTAGTCTGGAAGTAGGGCATGAAGAACAGGCCGCGAGGAACCCCGAAGCCATCCAAGTCCATGTACGTGTACGAGTTACCACCCAGCATGATACTCGCAATGAGTCCAGCCCACATAACTGACTGACCATAGTCCTTGTTCGGATTCTTTAGCAGGTGGAGTGCAGGATGGTCTGGTACTTCACTCCAACCCTCAGCAGCCAGTGTCTGAACCTGTAAATCAGCTTCGTGGAAGGAGCGAGTAGCCCAGTTCACACATGCCATGATGATGGAGTTATCCCAGGCGGGCCCGGCCTCAGCCCGGTAATCGTACTGGGAGCCGGCAAGGGCATTACCAAAAGACCCATAAGGGTCCTGATAGTTCGTTCCGTACCCAGAGTTCAGTCCGCTGTAAGGGAACGACTTGAGGCCTTGTTGCAATATGTTTCGGATGGAAAATGCCATTAGCCCTTATTCTCCCGGACGTAGTCTGCTGCTCTCATAATCAAATCCGCATCTTCCTTCAGTAATCCTATGGCCGCATTACAGTTGTGGCACAATAGTCCGCAAACCTTACCTGTTACATGGCAATGGTCCACTGCTAGGGCTTTCTTTAGTTCAGACTGATGAACACCACAAAGCGCGCAACAACCAGCCTGCCCATCAAACATCTGGTTGTACGCTTCTAAGGTTAGGCCGTATTTCCTGAACAGGTCACCCTTACGGTTTTGTAGGAATGCTTTATCCTTATTCTTCTGCTTGTGGGCAGTAGTTTTATCTTTATTGGACAATCTATACACCTTTCCCTGTTCTTTGAGCCTCTCTGCGTTGTCTAAGTAGTACTGTCGCTTTTTGTCTTTGTTATACATTTGAGTTAAGTACCTTAGTCGTTGAGTCCGAGCTTGATGATTGTATACCGTCGTACACAGCTGAGGAAGTTAGTATGCCAAGCATTAGCCTGGTCACCAAGGAAGCCCGTGTAAATGCCCTGAGAGTTACTGGAGCTGTACTTCACATGAACATCAGCCTCTTCCAGTTCATTGGCACCACCCGTCTGATATGCCGCAAGGAATGGGCTGAAGATAGCAGCGGCCTCCTGCAGAATAGCATGCCACACATCGGCGGGCAACGTACTGGTGTAGCCTCGTTTGCCGGTGACCACCACACTGCCCATAACGCCCCAGACGGGGAAGGTGAAATCCAACCATTCAATGGGCAGATTACGCGCCGCATAGTTCAGTGGACCAAATCGTACCTGACGGTTGAGGTCCATATCCTGGCCATTTGGATTGTCAATGGACACAGCCAGCTGAACACGTAGGATTTGGGTAAATCCCGTATCCAACTCCAGAGTCTTGCCGCCACCACGCCAAGGATTCCGATACTGCTTGGAAATGGAGCCAGGGGGGTCATAATACGACAAACTGGATACTGACTCGGTCAGGAATGGAATACGCCCTGTTAGTTCCTCAAACTTGTTGATGGCGGACTGAACCTGGCCACTGACCAGAGGTGCCATGGCAGCATTCCACATACCCATTGTGCTGAGGAATTGAACCAGGTCCCCATCCGTCGGATAGGCATTATACGCCACGAGTCCACCCCTTGTACTGATTTACAGTACATCCGTTATTCTTCCCTGCATTCAGCAGTTTAATCATCATACTTGGGTCCAATCCATGGCCCAGGGCGAAGGCTAGTACTCCACGACCTGTGTATAGCACACCGTCGGGGGATACAAACCCGTACTCTCGGCTACCAGCATTATTCTGGCTGATTTTAGCTTTGGTCTCTGTACTCCGGGGTTTACCCAACGTGTGTTGGTTGCCCAGGGAAGCCTGCCCAATCTTGACCTTGGCCTCCTCCGTGTGGGTCCTTCCCAGCATGGGTGCTAGAGAATCCTTGGAAATATTCATACACCAGGGCTCTCCCACAAACTTCTCCAGCAGCTTCTGTTCTATCTCCGTAGACATCTCGGGAGTACACAATATAACACGCTCAAACGTGAAGGCCTGCTCTCCGTACTTGTTGAATACATCCTGCATGAATGGATTGGAATGGTCGCCCTTCCTCAGTTTGCTGAGATGGGTGGTCTTCCTCCGACCAAGGTCGTTAGATTTTCCCCAGTAATAGTACTGGGTGCCAACGAAACTGATTCGGTAGATTCCTGCGTCGGTGGGGTAAGTTGTGTATGCCATCTGTTAGCGTGGTCCTTGGCCTGTAAACTGCGGGTCGCCATCTCCCTTACCCAGTCTGGGTGTCAACGTATTTATCATGCCCAGTCGGCCATTGGTGTTGGGTTTAGCACTTTCTGGTTGGGGCGTTGGTGTACTGTTGATCCACGCGCTAAACATGAGGATTAGGCATGCACTGAGACATAAACCCAGAGTTAGAGCAACCAATCCAAGGGCTAGACCTGCGCAGAACAGTAGTACGGTGAAGAAAATCATATGCTTGGCTCCTGGTTAATAGAAGGATTATGACCAAAACTCGTCATCATCCAATAAGTACCGGGCTGCTGGTCTCCGGAGCTTGCGATTGGCTAGGGCCAAGGCCACCACGCAGTCATCGTGCAAGCCCTGTGGAGCATTGTATCTGACCCCTGTGCGGGTGTATTCATACTCAAACGTGTCTAGTTCGCGTCGGCATTCACCATCCGGAAACTTAATTGACTGCTGCTGGATGGAGACTGCCAAGCCCTCCATCAACTGCTGCTTGCTGGGTGCTGTGAACTTGAAACCCTCAAAGTTGCCCCGGTCCTTAGTCAACTGCTCTAGGATTGGGTCACCAACGCCCGAGCTGTCTACCAGTGCTGGAGTGTTGCCCGTCAGATGGCGTATCTGCTGAACAGTGGACTCCCAGGAACTCTGCCAGCGGTGGAATGCACACATGACACCGTCCTCGTCCAGAGCAATGCCCACGGTCCAGTCAACGGATTTCGCAAGGTCCCAACCCCAGACCCGTGGTGGTTTAGTACTGAGCCTGGGTACTACGCACCGAGCTATATCTTGTTGGCCAAATGGGTTTGAGCCCTCATCAGCCGGTATGTTAAGGTACAGTTCTTCAAATACGTAGCGCGGAAGGCTGTTCTGTGCATCCTCAATCTCCTGACGGGGCACAACACCGGCTTCTACCGCGTCCCAGGCATTGAGCGAGTGAAGTGCATAATCCGGGTGGGGAGTACTCAGGTACTTCTGATACATATTCCAGTACCAGTTTCGTCCCTTAACGTTGGCCACAAGCCGCGCACTGCCCTGTGTGGCAGTCTGGACGCTCTTTATTACGTTCCAGATTTCTGGTCGGCATCGGCTGGCCTCGTCCACAACCAAGTCCCAGACATCTTCACCGTACAGATTATCAATGACCTCAGCAGTCTTGAACGCTATTACGTTGCCATTGAGCAGGGTCAGGGACATTTCACTGTCGTTGGGCTTGTACAAGAAATCTGGTAGGTAGGCCTTTAACCGCTTGTACATGACCTGAGCTTGCTTGTGGGTGGGTGCCAACCACCAGAAGGCTCCAGTGGTACGCTTCTTGCTGATAGCGCGCTCAAACAACCAGGCGAGTCCAGCTACTGATTTACCGCTCTTGGTACTTCCCAGGATAATACTGTAGCGTTGGGGGCAGAAGAAGGCATCATACTGCTTGGGATACAGCTTTGGCCGGACATAGTGGTAAATTTTCTCACTCATCTTCGTGCTTCTCCAGATATGATATGGCTGAGCGTAAAATGTCCTTGTCGTCTTTCAACAGACCTATGCTTCGGTTACACGTACCGCACAATAGTCCACGAACTTTACCAGTCTCGTGGTTGTGGTCTACACACAGGGTCCTGGATAGATCGGACTGATGCTGTCCGCAAATAGCACAACACCCGTTCTGAGCTTCAAACATGCGGTTCCAGTCATCAAGCGTTATCCCATAGTCTTTCTTGAGTGCTGTATCCTTGGCGCGGCCCTTGTTGTTCAGGTACCACTCTCTGGATCTACGACAGGCTTCTTTAGGGCATCTCTTTGCCTGGTGAGCTTTAACCTTATCAGGGTTAGCAATATACCAGGCCCTTGTACTGGCACGGTTGTAGCACTTCCGGCACAGCCCAGTCTTAACTCTTGGGCCTAGCTCAGCCTGACACTCTTTACAGTACTCGGGCACGGTCTACTCCTCGCCCAGTTCTTCTGGGGTGAGTTCTCGGCCAAAATCTATGGTGAAGGAAATCTTATCTCCGCCCGAAGTGATGTCCACTTCCTGGGGCTTACGCCAGCTGGGGTCTTTACGCTCAAGCATCCAGCTAGCGGCACGCCAATCACTGGCAGAGAACTGAACCATGTGGGCAACTAGCTTCTGAGCGGCTATTGCTTCCGATTTATCCACAGAAATCTTGAACTCGGGATGTTCATCCAGCCACTTGTAAAACGTACTTGAGGCTATTCCCGCCAGAGCGCAGGTGACAGACCGGCTATTACACGCCTCAAGAAGGTCACAAATCTTCTTCGTGAGCTCCGGACCGTATTTAGCTTGTGGGAAAGGTGCTGTCTCTCCCTTCTTGGGACGTGCCATACGTTACTTGCTCCTTGTACTGGTAATGGGTGGGGATTCTACGGGGTTGTGGGAGGGTGTGGCCCCCATGGAGGTCACGTAGCCTATGACCATGGTCAGAACGGTGAGAAATATACCAGTGAACCACTTGAAGGTTGCGAAGTTCTTATCGCGTTGTTTGGTTCCCGCCTCCTCCTTCTTCTCCAGGTTGTCCACTCTGGTAACTAAACTCGGCTTGTAACCATCTTCAATCACCAAACTGGATAGTTTATCTACTTTGTTAGCCAGGACCTCACTGGCCTTGAGCACATGGTCGAGCCGCTCGTTGAGAACGGGTAACTGTGTGCTTATTGTGGTAAAGACCTCTTCATGTCTCTCCATGGTGTCGAGTATGCGTTTGATACCGCTCTCCAATTCTTCTTGTACCACATTGTACGGTGGTTGTGTGCTGCGTGACATGGGTCGTGGCTCCTTACTTATTACTGGGGGTCATTGGTTCCTGTATATCTGGAACTGAGGTGGGTGGGGTGGGGGTTTGTGCGGGGTTATTTCGTACATAACTGATGAGGTCTGAGAGAGAACCACCCGCCAAGCCGTATACAATACCCACTGCCCACATTACTTGCTGTAGGTGGAGTGTCAAGCCCATGCTTTGACCCAGGGCGTACATGGTCAGAAATGCGCCCAGTGCGTTGCCCAGTGAGTGGGCTACATTGATTTTCCAGTTAAACGCCTGGCGTTTAGTGCGAGGTTTACGCATAATATCTTGTACTCCGACATAATAGTGGCCCCCAGATGGTGGTCTGAGGGCTGAATGAGCGGATATAGGTATTTAACTACCCATGTATACGGCAACCACGGAAGAATCCGACACCTTGTTGGATGGGGACCAGCTCTGGCCAAACACACCCATCTTGGATGGTGATGACCGCGAATCCCTGTTGCCAATCTGGTGTTCCCAATATGTATTCTTGGTTGGGGGTACACAAACAGCCTGCTTCTACCCAGAATGTTTGCTTGCTGTAGTTCGTTTGGTGGACCAGGGCTTGGCGGTGAGTATGGGCGGATACCCCACTCATACCAGCCTTTTGGAGCTCCCCGAGCGCTGATTGGCCTGATTTACCGCGCACAACCGTTCCGTGTGTGGTAATCAACCCAGGGTAAAGAACAGAATACTCGCCGTACGGCAACCAACTGATGTTAAAACCGTCCAAATCAAGCAGTTGGGGCATTGTCATACACCGTAAACTAGCGAGTTCTGGGGCTTTGCTCGCCAAATACTTCTGTAATCTGATTTCATGATTACCCTCCAGATACTCAATACTGGCCAATGGGGCTAGTTTTCTGAGCTGTTTTAGGAATTTTCGGGTTTCGTCAATCTCCCATTGGAGTGTAACTACCTTATTTGGGTCCCTGGGATACTTTGAGACGATACTGGCATCTACCAAATCACCTAAAAGTACTATTTTTGATGGTTTTGTCTGTTTTACAGTATTCAAGAATACGTTGACAGCTTTTGGATCTGCGTGAGGGAAGTGGAAAC